AATCGAGAAGTCTTTTGATTTAGGCAAAAGTATGTCAAATATCAATAAGCAATTAGAAAATATGAACCAAAAAATTGAGAAGAGTTTCTCGAACTTAGCCAAATCAACGAAGCAAACATCTGAAACGGTGGGAGATAACTTTTCTTCTGGAATCCGCAAGGCCCGGCCGAAAGTGACCAAAGAAATCGATGCCATGGTCAATGAAATCAACGCCAAGATGGGTCAAGCGAAAGCAGCGCAAGAAAAGGTTGCTTATCTGAAATCACAACGACAATCAGCATCCAGTAAAGGTGATACTGGCCAAGTGGTTAAATATGATGAACAGATTGCTAGAGCGCAAGCTCAGATGACGAAATTCCAAGATCAAGCAAAAGGTATGGGTAATACAATCAAGCGTGAGTTGGACGCAGTGCCGTCGTCTTTAGACAAGATAACCAAAGGTATGAGCCAAAACGAAGCGCAGATTGAAGCGATGCGTAAGCGACTAAGAACACTAAAAGCTGAGTACAACGATCAACGTGTTCCAACTGGAAGCTTTAGTTCTGGATTCAAGAATTACGAAGATACTCCTCAGTCTCTGAAAACGTCTGGCGAGATCCAAAAGCAATCTATCAAAATGAATAAGCTGATTAGCGACAACGATCGATTGCAAAAGGAATACGCACAAACAGAAGACCGAGCAGATGCACTGAGAAAGGCGCTACAGCGTGTTAACTCTGCATTAGGACAATCATCTATTCAAACGGGTAACGCCTCTAGCGGCGCTAATATGACGGGTACAGGATTGAAACAATCTGAACGTGCTGTTTCTAAATATGGCGGTGTATTCAACCGCATGTCCAATGCTGTTTCTCATGGATTTGGGAGTGTCGGGAATGGCTTAAAGAACTCTCTTGGATTTATTGGAAAGTTCGGAAGTCTATTTTCTAGTAACTCCAATAAAGTGACGGCCGGAACAAATAGAATGACTGGAAGCACAAATGCTTTTGGCCAGTCGATGAAATACTTGCTGCCATCATTAGTTGTGTATCAACTACTAGGTGGCGCAATTACCAAACTAGCTAGCGGTATGATGTCAGCGTTGAAAACGAACGATCAATTCAGCGCTTCGTTGAATCAGATTAAAGTCAATCTTATGACTGCATTCTATCCAATATACACGGCAATCTTACCAGCGTTGAATGCGTTAATGAGTACAGTAGCCCAACTCACGGGGCAGCTTGCTTCATTTATTGCAATGTTATTCGGGACAACCTATGACGCGGCAAAACAAGGCGCTAGTGGATTGTATGACAATATCCAAGCGCTAAACGATACTGGGTCTTCTGCAAATAAAGCCAATGAGAAAGTCAAAAAGCTGCAACGATCGTTAATGGGATTTGACCAAATCAACAAACTAACGATGAATACTGATGATGCAAAGAAAGAAGATCCTGCTCCTGGTATTGATTTTGGATCAGCGTTAGGATCATATACAACGCCTAAATGGATGAAAGACATCCAGAACATATTGAAGGATTTCTTCAAACCTTTCCAAGACGCATGGAAAAACCAAGGTCAAAAAGTCATTGATGCTTGGAACTATGCATTAGGTGAAGTAATAGGTTTGGCTTCTGCTATCGGCAAGTCATTCATGGAAGTGTGGACGAATGGAACTGGTCAGAGGTTTATCGAAAACATCCTTATTCTCTTAGCTGATGTATTGGGAATCATTGGTGATATTGCTGGTGCATTCAAACGTGCGTGGATTTCGGATGGAAGAGGCACTGCGCTGATTCAATCCATTTTCGACATGTTTAACAATATATTGGTTCTCTTGCATAAGATTGGTGAATCATTTAGAACAGCATGGAATGACGGGACAGGCGAAGCTATCGCAGCGAATATTTTAGAAATATATACAAATATTTTTGATGTGATTGGCGGCTTGGCAGAACAATTCGGCAAGGCATGGGATGCTGGCAAAACGGGTGATTCGATCATGTCTGGGGTTTTGGATATCGTCAATACAATACTTACAACTATCAACAAGATTACTCGTGCAACAGTTGAATGGGCTAAGAAGTTGGATTTCACACCTCTATTGGAATCAATAGACGGATTGCTTCAGTCAATACAACCACTTACGGAAAATATAGGCAACGGATTGGCTTGGTTCTACGAGAATGTTTTATTGCCTTTAGCTTCTTACGCCATTGAGGATTTAATTCCTGCGTTCCTAGATTTGTTACGTGGCGCTATTGATTTGTTGAATGGTGTTATCGAAGGCTTTAAACCAGCCTTCAAATGGTTGTGGGACAACATGTTGAAACCTATAGCTGAATGGACTGGTGGTATTGCTGTAACGGTATTAGAAAAATTGGGTGATGCACTTACTAATATAGGCGACTGGATTTCTGAACATTCAGAAGGCGTCTCAAACTTTGCAATCATCGTCGGATCGTTTGGCGCTGCCTTCCTTGTTGTTAACGGTGCGTTAGCAGCTTGGAACATTGTAGCTGGTATAGCAACAGGTATAACAACAGCTTTAGGAACGGCCATTGCATTCTTATTAAGTCCGATCGGATTAGTAATCTTAGCAGTGGGGGCGGTAATCGCTATTGGTGTTTTACTCTGGAAAAACTGGGATAAAATCAAAGAAGCGGCCGGCAAATTAGGTAAAGTTATATCCGAGAAATGGGATGGTATCAAAGCATCCACATCCGAAGCTTGGGGCAAAGTAACAAAGTGGACTAGTGAAAAATGGAATGATGCAAAGAATGCTGTTACCGGAAAAGCGAAGGACATTGCTAAAAATGTTAGTGACAAATGGTCAGATGTTAAGAAAAATACTTCTGAGAAATGGGACGAAGTAAAAAATAAAGTATCCTCAGCAGCAAGTACCGCCAAGGATAAAGTAAGCACAGCGTTTAGCAATCTAAAAACCAATGTTTCCGATAGGTGGTCAGATGTTAAAAAGAACACTTCTGAAAAATGGGGAGAAATCCAAAGCAAGGTAACGACTGCTGCATCAACTGCTAAAACTAAGGCAAGTACAGCATTTTCTAATCTTAAAACAAGCATGAGTGGTTCGTTTGATACTATGAAGACAAAAGCTTCCGAGGTATTCGACAAAATCACTGGTTGGGCAACCGGGTTAGGTAGCAAGATTGGTAAAGGATTGGCTAGTGGAGTTAAATCTGTAAAAGATAATGCTGGGAAAATATTCGATGGAATAGTAAGTGTTATTGGTGGAGGTGTCAACGGTGTAATTGAAGGGATCAAATGGGTTCTTAATAAAGTAGGTGCAAGTTCAGCAGCAGATGCTTTAAAAACTTGGGCTGTACCTAAGTATCCAAATTACGCCAAAGGTACAGGATACCATCCGGGCGGCTTGGCTTTGGTCAACGATGGATTAGGATCTAACTATCAAGAAGCCTTTCGCACACCAGATGGCCGTACAGGTATATTCCCAGCGCAAAGAAATCTAATGGTCAATTTGCCAAAAGGAACCTCCGTTTTGAGTGGGCCGAAAACTGCAGCTATGTATGGTGTACCAGCTTATGCAAGCGGTATTGGTAATTGGCTAAATGGTGCCAAAGAAATTGCATCAGATATTTG